TCAATGTCATTACCTGCCTGTGTTGCCATCATACGGGCAATATGATCTTCTAGATCTGGACCTTCGATATTGTCCTCAAGAGATTCTGTTGAAAGCTCCCAATCCAAGCGAAGCTTCTTTGTTGTAAGAGAGATCTTGGAGAAGGTAACAGCAGAGTTTGAACCTGTGTTATCAGCTTCTGTAGCGAGAACCATAAGTTTCTCACCAACACCAATACGATCAATTTCAGTGGTGTCTGCTCGCATGCGAACAGTACGAGCCACCTTACCAATTACTGTTGCATCGAACATGTAATCAAGGAAACGTGCAGACTGTTCTGGGTTTAGAAGACCACCCTCACCCTCAGCAGCTACGTGAATACCAGTGGTTGCTGTGGCTGAACCTGTCATGTTTCCAGTTACTGTTGTGTTTGCTGCAACTGCTTTTTCTAACATTTCATTGCTCATTATATTTTTCACCTACCTTTTATTTTAAAAGTTCATTCACGGAACCGAGGAAAGAACCGTTCCATTTTGATTTCTTTATTGTTACTTCCTGAGACCCGCCAAGGTCTGAGGACTTCTTAACTGCGGTCTCTGATTCTACCGCACCGACACGCTTTTCTACGCCATCAATCGTGTTCTTGATATCTTCTACAGCCTTTGAAAGTGCTGCATGTTGTTCTGCCAATTCTGAAATTCGTCCATCAACGCTCTTGCTGAAAGTTTCAACTGTGTCTTTAATAGCTGTAACTTGAGCAGCATTTGCTTCTGATGCCTTATTTAGAGTTTCTGAGAAAAAGCCTTTTAGATCGCCAAGCATCTTTGCAAAATCAGGTTCATCAACCTCAACTTCTGATACGTCGGCTGCTTTTTCCAGAGTTTCGGCAGAAGCGTCTTCAGCAGGCGCTGCTTCTTCAGCAGGTGCTGCATCTTCGGCAGGAGCTGCTTCTTCAGCAGGTGCTGCATCAACGACAGGAGTCTCTTCGACTGCTGCCAATGTTTCTGTGTTTTCTGACACTTCATTACCTCCTTCTGCGTTTGCCTGTTTTGCAATTTTGTTTGTATCAGGCAACGTTAATCTTGACTTGTGTAAATCAAGAATTCTATCTATTTCCTTTGCTTTGTTTGTATCATTTGATTCTACCCAGCCGATCAAAGTTGCTGGCTTACCAGAGACTGGTGATACATATTCTGTGTCTGTGGACATGAATACAGAATCACTGTCTTCACAATAAAAAATATTCTCTACTTTTGTTTCTGCTGCAATTCCTTTAAACATTAATTGTCCATTCATCTTCTGAATTGACAAGATGTTGCATAGCTCATTTGCTGGAGAATCAACAACTGATAGCTCCATCAATGCGTACTCTTTTATAAATCTTACTGGCTTACCTGTGGACTTATTGACTTCGTTTTCTGAATCAATAATCTTTCCGCCGATTGAAAATCCTTGTAGAGTTCCGTCCAAAATCTTTTCCCATGTATCTTGTGCACCTTTTGAAATATATGCATCAACATAAACGCCATTATAAAATTCTTTTGATTCTGGATCGTAGTATGTTTCTGGTTTGAATGAAACCATTTTACCAACAGCATTTGATCCATGCATTTCACGAATGTTTCCACGGAAAGATTCGAATGCTTTCAATGATGCATCTGCTGTAACGACATCTCCTGTTTGATCAAGATTATCTAGCGTAGCAAAACCAGAAACGGTGCGCTTTTCACGATTGACTTTTGTGAATGGCACCGACAAATTGATATTGTCGCCATTTGATGACCATAGAGATTTCTCAATATTCATATGCTTAATTTTATAACGTTATTATATATAAGGCAAATAATCAGTTGAGTAGTATTACTCAACCTGTCTGCCTTCACCTTGAGGATTTCTAGCTTCCCCCGAAATATCTGGGGAATTATTATCCCTTTCTTGGTCTCTTGTTCTGGTATTTCCAGCCTGGGCTCTTACTTCCGCCTGCTGTTGTGGCTTTAATTGTACTACTTCGTCCCCGCCATCCATTGGGACCATACCCTTGCGAATACGAACTTCATTTGGGGTAATTACCTGCATTCTTAAATAACGCTCATCAATCTTAGATTGAGTATCTTCGTCAGTAAGCGACAATTCATTAAATTTAATTTGAAGGGCATCAGTCATTTCTTCAATTAATTTATTTAGTTTCTTTTCTAAAATATCTTGGACTGGCTTGCATACCTGCTCTTTAAATGTTTTATCTGCATCACGGGCATTTGCCAAAGAAATTCCTTGTGGGCTACCAATTTTAGAAATTGGGACACGGTGAGCCATTAATATTTCGTCACGGTTAGATTGACGATATACGTTAAATGAGGACTCTTGTGCTCCTGCCTCAACTGGTTCCATTTTAAATTCAACCTTAGAGTCTGGGGAATCGGCTGGTAGAGGAATATAAAGTGAGCGGTGATTCTTCCCTTTAAGACCAACCTGGAAAAATTCCAGCAATTTACGCTCTGACTCTGTTGAGAGCTTTGCACCTTTTACCGTAATAATATAACGTGGTACTGCCTTATTTTCAAAATAGTCAAGGTTATATTTACCAGCAAATTCATTTCCAGCCATAGCATTTGATGCTGCTACGATGTCTGGGATACCATAGTAGTTATTACGTGGGGTATATTTCTTAAAGTGGATAATTTCATTTGGTCTATCGCTGCCGTCCGCAATTGGATTAGGAGTTTGCTGATCTCCAAAATTACGGAAGAATACAGCCTTGCCATAAAGCAATTGAATAAAGCCATCACGAAGACGGCGGACACGCATTGTCTTTGAAGGAATATGTCCGATATACCCTATCTTTCCAGATGTTGTTCTACCAACTTCTAAATAGCCATTTCCTGTTGCCTCTACATCTACATAGAACTTAATTAGAGTTTCTTTAAATGTTTCTTCTTCATTGCAATCTTCTAACCATTCATGTAGATCTTGACGAAGTCTATCAAGCTTTCTACGTGCCCGCTCTAATTGATTTTCGTTATCAATTCCATCAATTGCATCCATTGTCTTGCGTGTTTCAATAAAGTCATATCCAAGACCTACAATGTTTGAAACCTTGGCGTTAATTGCTGCATAGTTGTATGGCGAAATTTCATAAATATGTGAAAGATATTCAAGGTTATATGGAGGCTCAATAAGGTCAAACATTGCATAGCCAGTAATGGCTTGTGCAAGAAGATTCTGTTGTGTCTCCGCCCCATCAAGGCCAACAAATCTCTTTTGAATTGTACGGCTCATCTTGCGTCGGAATGCAGGACTTAGCCCAGAAATCTTTTGTAAATCTTCGCCAGAGGCCATAAATACGTCTGTTGTTTTTACAACGCTTGCTGACGGTATGTGGAAATCTGATGCTGTGTATGCGTGTACGCCAGTATCTAATTCTTGTGAATTATCTTCGAACATTGTTGCCATTTTGCTGAGCCTTCCTTGTTTCTTCCTTATAAACGCCTATGTCTAGTGGATCTGGTGTCAGGCCCCACTTTAGCCTTTGTTGCTGATATTCAAATTCTTCATCATCAATTTTACGACGGCCAGATAGGAATACTGGCTGCCCTTCATAAATTCCATATGATCTTACTTCTCTGGCAAGAGCATCTATGCGAGAGCGATTGCCTTTCATGGAGGTTATAGATAGGAAGTTGCCATCATCATCGCCAATCCAACGTCCGTCTGGCATTTCCCATACATATATTCCCAGAGTTGTTTCTTCTGGTCCTACCTTTATGCTCTTGTTCTTAATATCCATAGGTATTTATTTTACCATCTTTGCCAGTCTAAGTCCAGCTTTTTGTCATGCCAAATGACAAAATTATATACTTTGAACCACAATCCAGTCATTATTATATGCCGTTGCGCTTGTTTCTGTCAGAATAGGAGTCGAAGAATCTGTAATTGTTGAAGTTTGCTTACGAATATATAGATCATAGTTGGCGGCAGCTTGGGTTGAATTAAAGGCTGTCTCGTATAAAGTAATATATTGGTATAGGGCTGATACTGATCCATTTACTGAATAATTGAATCTAATATCACTTGATACCGCCGACGCAAATACGACTATTACATGGTGTAATTGCCCTGTTTTAAATATGCCTAAAACATTAGTTTCAGATGTCTTATTTACCCCATTTACGTATATGGCAGAAATGTTAGTCTTAGACATTGTGCCAGAATTACTCCAGCGTAATGTTGAGGCAGCATATCCATTTGTAGCTGTAGTAGAAATTAAACC